CTCTTGAGAATAACACATGGAATCCTAACCCCAGCGGGTTGTGCAAGGCACACTGCGTGGTGCTGGAATGTCCACATAATGGGAGGAGTTAATGCCTTACAGGAATAAAACAGACAGAAAGAAGCAAAAGAATAAACCAGTAGATAGCCCTGAGTTCAAACGTCGTATGGAGCGGCAACGTGCTCGACGTGCAATGGACAAGAAAGGCAAAGACGAGAATAACAATGGCAAAGCGGACAAGCGAGAAGGCAAGGACGTTAGCCATAACAAACCACTGGCGAGAGGTGGTAGCAACAAAGACGGGGTAAAGGTAGAAAGTTCAAGCAAGAACCGTAGCCGTAACCTAAAGAAAGCACCCGTTTCGAGGCAGAAGAAGCCTACTAGACGTTGAGCCTGATGCGTCTCTAAACCACGCGGGTCAATAAGTATGACATTCCCGTAAAAATCAGGTTAGTCCAAAGGTGTTGATACCTATATCGCAGACCTAGCCCTATCTGTGGACGAAGCAGGGCTGTTTAGCAGGAGAAACCATGAAGATAATAGATAACAAAGCGTTGCTTTTGCGACTGCGTAATCCCCAGAAAGTAACTCAGGTTATCCCTAAAAGCCGAGAGTTGTCTGATAACAAAGTAGTAGTCAAATGGGGTATAGATGAAGCCCATGTGCTAAAGAATTTAAACATAAAAGTACCCTCACCTATTGAGGGTAAGTACAAATGGACGGGTAAGTACAAACCGTTTGACCACCAAAAAACAACTTCTTCGTTCTTAACCCTAAATAAACGCGCCTTCTGCTTCAACGAGCAAGGTACCGGTAAAACTGCCAGTGCAATATGGGCGTCGGACTACCTTTTAAATGTAGGTCGGATACGTAGAGTCCTTATAGTATGCCCTCTATCAATCATGGATTCCGCATGGCGTAACGACTTATTTACTTTTGCCATGCACCGTAAAGTAGCTGTAGCGTATGGCGCACCTAAAAAACGTAGGGCTATCATAGAAAGTGACGCTGAATACGTGATAATAAATTACGACGGCGTTGAGATTGTACATGACGCCATAGCTAACGGTGGATTCGACTTAATCATTATTGATGAAGCTACGCACTACAAGAACGTGCAGACTAAACGGTGGAAAGTGCTTAACACACTAATGACTCCTGACAAGTGGCTATGGTTAATGACAGGGACACCAGCCGCACAGAGTCCAGTAGATGCCTATGGTTTAGCTAGACTTGTTAACCCTACGGCTGTACCAAGATTCGCTGGATCGTTCCGCGATCAAGTTATGTATAAGGTGAGTAACTTTCGATGGGTACCTAAAGAAGATGCGACTGATACGGTATTCAGAGTGTTACAACCTGCTATACGTTTCACCAAAGAAGAATGTCTAGACCTGCCGCCTATGGTATATGTAAAACGAGAAGTTGAACTTACCAGACAGCAGGTCAAATACTATAAGTTGTTAAGAGATAAGATGGTAATGGACGCTGCCGGAGAGCAGGTAACTGCCGCTAATGCAGCTGTTAACATGAATAAACTCCTACAAATATCTTGTGGGGCAGTCTACACCGATAACGGTGACACGCTAGAGTTCGATATAAAGCACCGCTACAAAGTCCTACGTGAAGTAATCGACGAATCAAGCAAGAAGGTGCTGGTGTTTGTACCCTTTAAACACGTTATTGACATACTGACAGATAAGTTAGAGGGCGACGGGATCAGTACAGCGGTCATTCGCGGTGACGTGTCGTTGCCAAACCGCACCAGAATATTCAGTGAGTTTCAGAAGACCGAAGACCCTAGGGTATTAATTATTCAGCCCCAAGCGGCGGCACACGGTGTGACCCTGACAGCGGCGAATACGGTGGTGTGGTGGGGGCCAACCAGTTCTTTAGAGACGTACGCGCAAGCTAATGCACGGGTTCATAGATCGGGTCAAGATCACAAATGTACCGTAGTCCAGCTCCAAGGATCTGCAATAGAAAAACGTGTTTATGCTATGTTAGACAATAAAATCAACGTCCATACAAAAATGATTGATTTATACAATGATTTACTTGCGTAGTACATAGTTATCCATTATAGTCGTTCATTCGATAAGTGAAGGAGATCGAAATGAGCAACGGAGAATCCATATCTTTAGATAGGTTGGTAAAGACTTACATAAAGATTCGTGAGCGACGTTCCGAAATAAAAGCCGCGTTTGATGCCCAAGATGCTCCTCTGGTAGCAGATCTAGAAAGGGTTAAAGGCGCTTTGTTACAGCACTGCAAAGAGCATGAAGTAGACAGCGTTAGAACTTCCGAAGGTTTGTTTTACAGGACGGTTAAGCAGTCTTATTGGACCAGTGACTGGGACCAGATGCACAAGTTTATTATTGAGCATGGGGAACCAGCACTGCTAGATAAGAGGATAAACCAGAAACACATGAGACAGTTCTTGGAAGAAAATCCTGACCTACTACCGAAGGGGCTTAATGCGAATTCAGAATACACTATAGCCGTTAGAAGGAACAAGAAATGACACCCCGATTAGTTTCAATCAAAGAAGTTGCCCAGCATTTTATGGTGTCGGAGCGACTAATCCGCAACTGGATGAAGCAAGGACGTATCCCAAAAAATACTTATTTGCATATCAACCAGACGTACAGGTACGACCTCGATGCAGTTACCAAAGCTCTTCTTAGCGAAGTAGACGAAGACGTGCCTTCTGTTACGTGGGGAGAAGTTAGCCCTGAAGATGGTCCCATAGAGATCCCTGAACTGGACACAGATGAAGATTACTAATGGAAGATAGTATTAAGCGAATCAGTATACGCGACAGGAAATTTGCGGGTGGGCCCTTCGATAGTGGAGATAGTATTGAAGTTGTCATCGTGGGTGTTGCGTATATGTCGAGGATATATTACAAAGATCAGTACGACGCCGATAAAGTGGCTAGTCCAACTTGTTGGTCGAGTAATACTGAGATACCCGCTTTAGACGTACCAGAAGAACAACGACAATCTGGACGTTGCTTAGATTGTGTACACAATATTAGAGGCTCTGGGAAGGGCAACGGGCGTGCATGTAGGTTTGTACAGCGGCTGGCTGTCCTAGTAAAAGGTGATCTGGAAACAGTTTACCAATTGCAACTACCCCCGACTTCTATTTTTGGTGACGCAGTAAATGGGGCCATGCCCTTCCGTGCCTACGCACGGTACCTTGAGGCGCGTGAGACGCCTTTCATCGCCGTCATAACGAAGCTGTATTTCGATTCTGACAGCGATATACCAAAACTCTTCTTCAGGCCAATACGTCCCCTAGAAGAGCAGGAGCTAGAAACCGCCAAAGAAATGATGAACCACGAAGATACTATGAAGGCTATTACGCTAAACGTAATGCCGGTAGAGGATGAAAGTGTTTCGCCATTTGATGAGGTTGACGGTTTTACATTTGATGACTAAATGTTTGGAGAAACAATAATGAACTACTTAATAAAAGACGTAGAAGTCTTGTACCCTCGTATCAACAAAACTTACCGCTTTGATTCAACGGAAAACCGCAGTGTACCTTGCGACCCGTTCGATGAAGGTGCGGCCTACTCAATGCAGTTTCGTATGACTGAGGCGCAAGCCAAAGAACTCATGGGGGTTATGGCATCGGTATACAAAGAAAAACGCGAAGCCAAGTGGCCTGAAAAGATCCCAATGCCTTTCAAGAAAGACGAAGAAGGTTCCTTTATAGGTAAGGCTACGTTGAAGGGTGCGTACGGTAAAGAAGCCACTGTTAAGCCGAGCCAAGTCGATGCTAAGAAGAAGCCGTGCCCTGAGAACTTTATGTTAACCACGGGCAGTACGGCCAACGTAGCAGTAGTGTTATTTCCCTATAACATGCGAGATGCTGGAGTTTCATTACGCTTGAGGGGAGTGCAGGTCACTAAGTACGTGCCGCTACAGACGGAATCTCCGTTCGATGTAGTAGACGGATTTACACTCGACAAAGAAGAAGAAGACATGTTTGCCGATACGCCTGCTCCAGTAGCCGTTGTAGAGGTAGAGGTGGAAGAAGAAGTCGAGGCACCGGTTGAAGAACCAAAGAAGAAAGTAGTTAAGCAGAAGTCAGCCGCACCGAAAGAAGAAGCAGATCTTAGTGCGCTTGTTGAGGGTTGGGACGACTAACTTCAACTTTCTTGGGTATGTACATGAAGATACCCAATACTTCTAACTTATACCACGGCTAGGATTACCGAAAAGGGTGGATATCTACCCCTGCCGTGGTAACTTTCGGTTCTGAGATAGCTATGGATACAACAAAATTTTTACAAGACGCCCTAGCGAATGACGGACTCTATTGTATTTTTGCATCTAATACGGCGACGGAGCGGCGGGTACAAAAGTTTTTTACCTCTGTCGATGATCTGGTCACTACCGCAACCGACCTAGATACCCAAGGGTACAATGTATATTTCGCACTATCTACTTTCAGGGAAGATAAGTCACGCAAGGTCGATAACGTTAAGTACGTAAAGACTTTTTTCCTAGATCTAGATTGTGGTCCTTCCAAAGAGTTTACTAACCAAAAAGCCGCCTTAGACGCGCTTAAAGACTTCTGTAAGTCTAACTCCCTACCTCGTCCCCTAATGATTAATTCTGGTCGCGGCGTGCATGTCTACTGGATACTCAAAGAGTCTGTATGTCTGGATGACTGGCTCCCAGTAGCAGAGCGGCTAAAGTCCTTATGTGCTAGTAACAAGTTTCTTGCTGACCCAGCAGTAACGGCGGACGCTGCACGGGTACTTCGAGTACCGAGAACACACAATTATAAACCTGACGTACCGGTACAAGTAGATTTTATAGGGTCAACAGATTCGGCGTTGGTTGATTTCGATGC